CGCGATCCAGGCTTCTGCTCGTTCTCGTCCCATAATTGGTGAGAAACCATCGATATACAGTTGACGCGGAATTAAATCCGTAGCAGCTCGTAGATCGAAGGAATACAGCGGTAGTTTCCGCTCCATCACCTTTTGTGAGAAGAGTCGAACGGTTAGATTCTGATTAGATGTTGCGTCACAAAGTCCAAAGCACCCCAGACCCTGCATTAAAAAGTCGTGGACCGGCCGTAGTATAACTTGTGATAAGTTATCTACGATCGCGAACACACGGACTTTCCCAGCAGCTTCTAGTTTTGTAGATAACCGTCCGAGTGGAAGAGCATCAATCCCAACAGGGTCATCTGGATGTTGTTTAACAGCCAGTGATTCCTCGGGTTCGATGAATTTCCACACTTGGTCCCAAAATAGGGTCTCAAGAGGATTCCAAGCTTTCTGGAACCGGTTCATAACCGGCCATATCCAGTAAGGGTTGGAAATGATGGCACGTTTAATGTCATCAACGAGTGTCTCTACAGATATAGAAGATGTAGGACCTGCAGAAGTCTGAGGGAAGAAAGCCCATTGTATTCGAAATTTACCATAAATAGGTATCATCGGAAAGCAATCGCGTCGTTGATTCCAAAGATAACGGAATAACGATTCGGATACTATCGAAAATTCGGTAGTATCAGGCAGTTTAGGATGAGGTTGCGAGATAGTAGATAGATCAGCTGTGTGTCCCGTGGAACTGAATCCTTTATAGGAAAACAGCCATGAGCCCACAAAGCGGATCATACCTACGTCTCGTTTCCGAATACCAAGACGGATAGTCAGAGGAAGCCAAGCCGGAAGACCGTGAATTAATTTCACAGGTACTCCGTATTGCCACGAATTCATTTGTGGTTCACCACCTACATATTTAAAAACATATAGGTATGAAGCTTTAAGGTATAGGATAAACTGAAAGGTCCCGTTGTGTTGGAGAATTCGACGTAAGTTCCGTAACGGACTTACTAGGATTCGCCCCTCCGATAATCGGTCTGAACCTATCGAGATACGTATTAGAAATTCTAACCACGTATTGAAGATAGCCTGGATATTGCTATCCAGAGGAAAGATCGTAAAGCCTGAGGAAGGAGAATTCGATCGGTAGGATCTCAGAAATGAGTACCCTAACCAAGAGAAAACTTTACTCCAAAAGGTATTGGATTCTGGGGTTATGCTAGTTTGCGACGGTGTAGAAGCGGGTGGTTTCCCACCCGAGTCACCAGGACCTGGGCGCCGAGAAGAAGGTGTCGCTAAAACAATAATGGCACCCTCTGACGAAGCGTATGCTCGGACCATTCGCATAAACTCACCGGGGAGAAGATATAAAATGTCCGTTGAATCCACTGGATTTACAATGGCATACTTCGAACCTTCTACGTTCTTCCAATCGATGAGCCCATACAATGGGTGATCCGTACGGTCGAACAGAGTAGGAGTGGTGTGAAAGTGTCGTAAAAACGACACGGTAGATGCAAATGGTTTCATAGTCAACTTATTATGATACGGATATCATATCTGTTTCGTAGTAGGTTGATTCACCGAGTCCCATATAAAGCCTATCAGGTATACCTCTTCTGTCCCTCGGATAGAGGGGAAGCAGATCAGGCCTACCAGCCCGGTTCTTTGAAGGTTAATATCCTGGTTTGTCACACGCAAACTCTCTCCCCCGGACCGCGTATTAATCCGCGACAGTGTTCAGTCACTGACCCCGTGGGAGGAAAGAGCAAAGCCATATCTAGGTCGTCGAGGCTTGGGAAGCACATTCTATCTAACACCGCCCCAGTACTTCGGGGTAGTGGCCTTTAAGAGGCTATTTAGATGACTCTCTCCATTGCTCTCCATGGCAAACGTTCCTGATCAAGGAATAGTAAAGCACGATGCTGTCATAATATGCTTCTACATCGTTTCGGATGTAGAAATCGTACAGTCAGGATTTGCCGCCTACTTTGAACAGAGACTTAACTGAAAACTCTGAGCAAAGGGCCTTTGTCTCTCGACATCGGTTATTAGCTTGGAAGTTGGCAGAGGGAACTCTAGACGTTTAATATGACTAGGACGTACCGGAATCTCCCGTCACAGATTCTGATGAACCTGAGTATATACATGTCACCCAAAGGAGAAATCCTAAGGGGGGTC